TTGATCCATTCCAATAAGATTGAGGACCAAAATATCCTGATCCTGGAAAACAACCATTATAAAAAATACTTTGACTAGATGCTGTAGCGTAATGCCACATACTTACTGTAAATGGCACAACTCCTGTACCAAAAAGTGTTCCATTGTCAGATGAAAATTTAGTGCCAACAGGAAGAGCAATAGATCCAAATGTTGCATTGTATGTGTAAGAAGTATTTTGTAAAGTCCAGTTATTACCAGATCCAGATAAGTCAGTAACACTTGTTCCACCATTAGTAAAACAAGCTGGATCAAGAAAATCAATTTCAGTAATTAAACTTCCAGGTGGTATACTCATAATAATTATTTCTCGCTTTGCTCTCTAAACATTTCAAATCTTGTTTCTAACCTGGTAAGATTAGTGTGCAATGTTAACTGATGCTGATCTAATGTATCTACTTTAGCAACAATTTTTTCTAAACTTTTCTCAAAGTTTCCTAGTTTATTATCAAGGTTAGTCATTCTAATTTGCATATTAATATAAGATGTAATAAACATTGCACCATTACTAACAACTATAGGTAAAATTGTATTCCAGTCGATGTTCATTAGTTGTAATTTACCTCTGTTTTAACTGTTAGGAAAATTCCTTGTGATAAAGCATTGTCAACACCAACTACTAAAAAATATCTTGTTGTGTAAGGATCGTCAACCTTTACTAATTTATCGTCAAATGTAATGTCAACAGAATCATTAAAATAAAAATAGTATTCATCCCTATTTGTAATTCCTCCGCCTTGTGGTTCTTCTTGATATTGCTTATGTACTATTCTTGCTTTTACTGTTTCTATAAGTCTATAGTCGTTGTAAGTGCCACCATACTCATCAGTAAATGTTTCAGCACGGTATATTTGAACACTATCAGACATCATATATTCTGCTGATACTGCTCTTAATCTATTTAGTAATGATGGTGGAGTAGGCATTATAATATTCCAAATGATCGATAAGAAGAGGCCATTTTTTGACAATGTTCTATTAGTTTATTTAAATCAACTTTTGTAGCACCATCATCTGTATTTATAAGGTTTGCACAGATGCTTGCTTTACGCATCCATCCTTCTCTTGCACTAGCTCTAACATCATAAATTTCTTGATTAGTAAAACCTGCATCAATCCAAGTAAGACCCCAGTTTATTGGAGATACCGGAGTGCCATCAAAAATATTCTGACCAACGTTATAACCAATTTGAGGAAAACTTGGCTCAACAGTACCACTAGTCCCAGCAATAAGACAGCTATAAACACGTCCATTAGCCACTGTAGGAATAACTTGATCTCCGACATTATAATATGTAGAAGCTTCCCAACTAATGAATCTTTTGTGTTCATCAATAAGTTCTCCTAGAGCATTACTATCAAGTTCAGGAAATGAATCTGCCTGAACCATCCAGGATAATTTTTTTATTGCTGCTAATCTTGAAAGTGGCATTGTAATTCCTCTATAGTTGTATACTTTATTTTACGATATATCTCCTACATAAAAAAAGACCAGATTTCTCTGGTCTTTTTTTATCAGTATGATAAGATTAGTTGTTAGCAACAAGAACTGCAACAGATCCACAAACGGATGCTGTTGGAAGATCGTGATACTTGAATCCAAATCTTTCTGTAGCTCTGAAGAACAAGGAGTCAGAGATGAAACCTGCTTGATCAGAAACTTGAATACGGAGATCTCTACGTGAACCCATAATTGCACCAGTGCTCATATTACCAAACAATGCAAGAGCAGTGTCTGCAGCTGGTGTTGGGTCTTGTGAAAGAACCTGTGTATAGATGACAGGATATCCAAATAATGTTGGATTAGGTCCTGGAGCTGCGGTAAGATCAAAGAAGCCGTTTCCAGAAAGAGCGTCAAGATCATTACATACAACCTGCTGGAAGAATGCACGGTTCATATAAAAAGCACATTCGCCTGGACGATCTGCATATTGAGGAATAGCAGCAGTTAATTTACGGAGGTCAGCAAGAGTAGTAGCATTCCAGTTGCCAGTTACATCTGCACCAGTGTAAATCCAACCTGCATTAGCACCACCATTAACAGCAGCAATTGCAGGAACAACACCAGTAATACCACCATATGTTGAAGTACCATCACCTAAAAATGTTGCTAAATCTTCATTATATGCCATTACATATGCCATATCTTGAGCAAGTGCAGCACCAACATCAACAATGCTATCTTCATTAAGTTCAGATGAAACTTGAGTAAGAATAGCAAGTTTCTTTGCAAGGATTTGAACGTTTGCAAAGGTAATTTGTGATTGAGTAATGTTGGTGTTTTCAGCTGGCCAATAAGCAGTGGTAGAAGCAGTGTTTTTAGGAACGTTCAAGTTGTCTGAACTCATACCCATAACACGAGCATTCTGTCTCATAACACCATATTGATCACGGAGAAAGATAACTTCACGAGCAAGAATCTGTGGAACAAGGAATCCACCGTCTGCATCTGTAGCTTCGTTCTGACCTTTGGTGTAATAACCATTTTCAACTAACCAAGAATGAGCCTTTTTGTCATTATGGCCAATCATTTTAGCCATCATACCAAAAGCATAACCCATTTTTTCTTTCTCTGAACGTGATTCAGGAGAGAATACTTTTACATTTTTGAAGGATGAAGAACCTGGGATGATAATTTCACTCACTTTTTTTACCTCTGTAGTAGTAGCAGTAGGAACTTCAGAGATTGCTTTAATCATTTCAGCTTTCTTTGACAATTCCTCATTTTCATTAATTAAGGATTTTGCAGCTTCTAAATCTGCATCTTCCATCTCAAGAATATTTGTGGCCTTAATTGAATTTTCAGCAATCTTGGCTTGGATTTCTTCAAGTGTCATAGTTTTTTCCTTTTATAGCCTTGTACTTGAGCTATAATCGATATTTCAAGGCTTTTTTGAGAAGATCTTGTCTCATATTTTCCTTATCAACATCAATTTGTTTTGTTTTTATTTCTGGTTCACTTGGTATTTCTACATCACGCAGATTTTCCCAAACCATTTTTGCCAAGGTTTTTGCCTTGCTTCTTGAGAGATCTAGTGCATCACGCAAGGATCTTTCAACTTCTTTGATATTAGTAGGCTGTTTTGACACTAGAGATTTCATATTTTCCATCTCCATCATCATAGTTTCAGCACTACTCATACCTAATTTACTTACTAAATCTAAAGAACGATTATGAAATTCTTGAAGGATAGCATTTACAGTAGCAGCGTCACCACTAGTCTCATAAACACCTAAAACACCTTCTAGCATTCTTTTATATAAACAATGCATAACATCTGAAATCAAATCTTCTTCGATACCGTCAAAAATTGTCATAGAAATTTCTTCAGGAGTTGCACCTATCATTTCTAGACCTTCAACCATATCGTCTACTGATTCACTTTCTTCATAATCGTCTTCAGATTTCTTGGATAACATTAATTTTTCCTCTTCTGTAAGATCAACATATTCTCCTGCTTCATTGTAATAGCGTTTAGCTTCTACCATATTTCTAAATTCAGCAGGTGTAGGAGTAAGAGAAGCTTCTGCAACAGGCCATCTCTTAATCTCATAAGATTTACCCATACGTTCTCTCTCTACCATATGACTAGCAGCACCAGAAGAAAGGCCTAATTTACCTTTTTTTGCCATCTCATAAATCATTTTCTGGTAATCATCAGCCATTTCTAATTGACCTTGCAACCAAATACCAATGTCATCCATCTTAATTTCAGCATAACCAATCTTATTAGTTTTAATAGATTTGTCCATACCGTGATTGTAATAGAGACCAATTCCTGCTTTCTTACCATTTGAAAGATCTACTCCAAAGTCAGTAGATTTAGTAAAATAATCTTTTTCTAAATCAGTATCATCAGGACTGCCAAAACGTACAAGATATCCACTTACACGACCATTGCTGCTAACTTTGATACTGTCTGATAAATAAGTTTTAAATGATTTGATTGGGTCTGGAATTACTCTTAATGCATCAGCTCTATGTACTACTGTTTGTTCAGTTAATACATCATTACCCTCTTGATCTTTCTGAACAAGTTTGATAACATAGACTGGATCATCTTCTGTGCCTGTTAAAGTATAGTCGCTAATAGATGAACTTACTTCTCCATCTTTTCTAATGTCAACAATCTTACCTCTAGCTACACCGCCAGAAGCATTCCAGGTTACATATTCATTTAGTTTGAGATCTTCAGGCATTGCTTTCATAATTTTCCCCAAAATAGTCATTGTATAATTTATTTTACGATATTTAGGATATCTTGGAGCATTATTACTTTTAGGTTATGATGTTTTCTCGTTAGCATTTATGAATATTTGAGATAACATTATTCTATTTTTAGCTATTTCTAGATACTCCTCTGACAATTCTACACCTATAAAATTAAAATCTTCCAGTATTGCAGCTAATGCAGTGCTTCCAGATCCCATAAAAGGATCTAAAACAGTGCCATTTTTAGGTGTTATTAGCCTACATAAGTATCTCATTAGTTCTGTTGGCTTTAATGTTGGATGATTATTACCATTACCACGTTCAGTTTTGCTTACTTTTGCGCAATAGAAATATCTTGCAGCACTACCACTATCACTAAAACCAGTTCTTTGAATTTCTTTTAATCCTAGTTTTATAGTATTATCAGGAAATTCACCACCATTTTTGTTTTTCTCTGATGGTTTTGATGGTCCTGTTGATGGAAATAATTCTACTACTTCATCACTTCCATCGTGCATAAAATTAGCTGGCCATCTTCCATCATTAGTAGTTGAAGTGTAATCTGGTTTTATCTTTTCTCCAAATCCACTCCATTCTTCTAATTTATTAATAGTAATCTTTTCATTACCAACCCTACAACCATCTATATTTAATGCACCTGTTCCGTGTTTGTTTACATTATCAGAAACTTTACCCTTGAATGGTTTACGAGCTAAAACAATTGGTTCGTGAGCAGGTTTTAATGAAGTTCCCCAGCCTTCCCATTCGTCTTTTAAGTTATGACTCTTTGGAAATCCTGATCCAAATACCCACATAATTTGATCACGTATTTCAAATCCTGCATCTTCTACATTGATAGCCATACGATGATAAGTACGAGCAGAAGAGAATGATAATAAATGAGCACCAGGTTTTAAAACACGAAAACATTCCTTCCATATCTCTACAGAAGGAACGCTATAATCCCATTTATTACCAAGAAAAGAAATTCCATATGGTGGATCAGTAACAATACTATCAAGGGAATCTTCTTCTAATTCTTTTATTTTATGTAAGCAATCACCAAGGATAAGTTTATACTCCATAAGTATCTATATGTTCCTTTCCATAAAATCTAATTGTCTTTTAGCTACTTCAAGATCATAATCTAACTGTAGATTCTTTGCAACTAGTCGATTTACATTGTTTTTCAAATCTTCATTCTCACGTAAGATGTAAGAATATTCTTTGTGTAA